GTAAAGTAAATAAAAAAGCAGGACAGCGTGTAGGTACAGCTAACTATCCGGGTAAGAAAAAAGTACAGCCTACTCCTGAAGAACTTAAAGGCATGAAGAAAAAAACTGCTAAGAAAAAAAGTGGTGGTACAGTTGGCACTCATAACAGGCTTTATTAATGGCTATAAGTCGTTCATCCGTTGGGCAACAAATAATGAAGCCCGGAAAAAAGAAACGGGTCAGGAAAAAGAAAAACGCAAACGCCAAGCCAAAAATAAAAATAACAGAGTTGTTGCAAAGACACCGTTCTGGCATGAAGATTGGGGCAACCAATTTAGCCCGATTGAAAGCAAGAGGCCTAGTAGCAAGAACTTCTGGAAAGTATAAAGGCAAGAAAAAAGATTTAGGTAATAGGGGTAAATCATAATGGCAACATCAGGTACATATGATTTTAATATGGATATAGACGAAGTTATCCAAGAAGCAATGGAAATGATTGGTGGTGAAGAAACTTTAGGACATGAGCCTAAGTCTTCCAGACGTTCTATTAATTTACTTCTTCAGGATTGGCAAAACCGTGGTGTTATGCTTTGGACTGCAAATACTTCTACTGTAAATCTTACAACAAGTGTAACTACCTTTACACTTGCTTCTTCAACTATTGATGTTCTTGAAGCTGTACATAATCGTGAAGATAGAGATATACAACTTGAACGTATTTCTATGCAGGAATATCTTAAAATACCTAATAAAGGTCAAACAGGACGAACTACTCAATATGCAGTAAGACATGAACGTGGTAATCCTGTTGTTAATCTTTGGCCTATTCCAGAAAACTCTACCGATAAAATTAAACTTGAACTTGTATCTTATATGGAAGATGTAAATAAATCTGCTATTCAAAATGCAGACATATCACGTAGGTTTCTTCCATGTTTAACTGCAGGTTTGGCATATTATATGTCAATGAAACGCCCCGGTGTAGAAGCAGGACGTATTACTATGATTAAACAAGAATATGAAGAAAGATTACAACGTGCTATGGATGAAGATAGAGAACGAGTAAGTATTTTCTTAAAACCAAGAGTTATGGTATAATGTCATCAGCAGGTATTAAAAATGTATATGGTGTCTGTGATACTTGTGGATTTAGATATAAATTAAATCAGTTAAAGAAAAATAGTTTAGGTATGATGCAATGTCCTACAGACTATGATGGAAATTACGATTTAAAAACACATCCACAAAATAAATCACCTCGTATTGAAGAAAAATTTTTTATTCGTAATGCTAGACCTGAAGCTAATACAGATAGAAATGGTGAATGGCAAGATATTACAACAAATTGGAATGAAACCTCTAAGTATTGGAATTTGATATAATGAGCTTAACAGGAAAACAAATAGCAAATTCATATAAAGATTTGCTTCAAATGCAAAATGATAATACAGGTGTGCCAGTAGGTACACTTATTACTGTTCGTGATGGTGATGGTAATACAACACCTTTACAGCTTTCTAGAGGAACTGTAAATATTAATGGTACTCTTCAATATAATGGTATAAGTCTTACTACTAATGTTTCTGGTCTTAATGCTGCAGCAACAGGTAATTCAATTGTAACAGGTATTGTTGCAGAAGATGGTATTAGTAAATTTGGTAGAACACTTACTGCTTCTACTGGAGTAACTATTACAAATGCAAATGGTGCTTCAGGTAATCCTACATTTGCATTAGTAGACACTTCTGTATCTGCTGGTGAATATGGTCCAATGAATACAATAACTGTTGATGCTCAAGGTCGTATTACAGATGTTACAGCAACAACAACTATTTCAGCAAATGCTTTTATAGGCGGTACACTTTCAGGTTCTTCTCTTTATGTAGAAAATAATGTATCAGTATCTGGCAATGTAATAATTGCTGGTAATACTAATATGAATGGAACAGTAACAGTAGGTGGTAATATTGTTGCAGAAAGTAATATTACGGTATCTGGAACTGTTAGTGTAGGAGAAAAATTAGTAGCACAAAATATTCAAACAAGTATTGTTAGTGCAACATTTTTATATGGTGATGGTTCTAATATTACTGGTGTAGGTGGTGGTGGTACTATAACAAGAGTAGATGCTAACACAGGCATCTTTATGACACAAAACGGTACTACAACTACAAACATTACAGGCTCTGGTACTATTGGTCTTAAAACTGACCAATCATTTGGTGTAGTAAGTGCAACATCTTTTGTTATAGGTGGAGACAATGTAGCAATGTCTGCTACTCTTGCAGCGTTGTCAGCAACTATGGCTACATCTATTAATAACAGTAATACTAATATAACAACAAATACTAATGCAATAACTTCTATTAATACTGTAGTTGCAGGAGTAAGTGTTCTTACTTCAGTTAATGCAGCAGCAATTACTTCTATTAATACTGTAGTAGGTAACTTAGATTTTGCTACGTCTGCAGAACTTGCTACATTGTCTGCAACAATGGCAACCTCAATTAATAATAGTAATACAAATATTACAACAAATACTAATGCTATTACATCTATTAATACTGTTATAGGTAATTTAGACTTTGCTACTTCTGCAGAACTTGCAACAGTATCAGCTACAATGGCAACAAGTATTAATAATAGAACAACAGCCATTACTTCTATTAATACAGTTATTACAAATTTATCTGCAACATTAGCTACATCAATTGCTAATGCAAATAATTCTGCTGCTATTACTTCTATTAATACAGTTATTACAAACCTGTCTGCAACTATGGCAACAAGTATAGGCAATAGTAATACAAATATTACAACTAATGCTAATGCAATAACTTCCATTAATACTGTAGTTGAAAATTTATCTGCAACTATAGCAACGTCAATTAATAATAGAACTGCAGCTATTACATCTATTAATACTGTGATAACTGATTTATCTGCAACTATGGCAACAAGTATAGGTAATCAACTTCCATTAGCAGGTGGTACATTAACAGGAACATTAAATGGTGTTAATGCAGCATTTACTGGAGAACTTTCTGCAACTAATTTAGTAGGAAGTAATGTTTCTGTAACTGGTAAAGTAAATGCTGTAAGTATTTCTGCTGGTCATATTCATGGTGATATATTTCAAGGTGAGACAGAATCATCGAGTATTACAGGTACATCTAAAACACCCGGAATGGCTACTGCTACACACTTTATATATACATTAAAAAATAGTATTACTATTAATAATCCAAGTAATGAGCCTAGAGGAGCATCAGGAGTATTTGTGTTAATACAAGATGGAACAGGAAGCAGAACAGTATCTTGGGGAAGTGAATATCGTCTTCCCGGTGGAACAGCTATTACATTATCTACAGATTCAAGTGCGGTAGATGTAGTTCCTTATTTTGTACAAGTAACAGGAACAATTTTAATAGGTAGCCCAACATTAAATGTTAAGGTATCTGCGTAGGAGTAATTTATGAGTTTATTAGGTAGTCCTTTCTTTTTTAGTTCTGGTGTAACAGATGGTTTTTATCCATTTCAACCAACAGGTTGTTTAAGGTTTGAAGATGGAGATAGTCCTAAACTTTCTCGCACACCTACATCTGCTGGTAATCAAAAAACATGGACTTGGAGTGGATGGATAAGACGTGGTAATATTGGTTCTGAGCAAACTTTTTTTATGGCATATAAAGGCATTAATGATTATGTTGCGATGCAATTTGATTCTGATGACACGTTTAATATTACTTATAAAAATGTTAGTCAAACTGGTGGGTCTTTATCAAGTCAAACACGTAGAAAAATAACTTCGGCAGTATTTAGAGATGTAAGTGCGTGGTATAATATAGTTGTAAAATTTGATGCGGCAAATACAAACTGCGATATATATATTAATGGTGAAGAAATTACAGATTTTAGTGTAAATGAAGAACCTCAAAATTTAGACTTTGCAGTTAATGATACTTTTGTTCATTATATAGGTGCATCTGAAAATAGTGTTACTGGAGTAGCAGCTTCACATTTTGATGGATATCTTGCAGAAATTTATTTAGTTGATGGAACTGCTTTAGATGAATCTTCATTTGGTCAAACAAAAGCAGATATTTGGGTTCCAAAAAATGCAAGTCCTCTTTTAACATTTGGTACTAATGGTTTTTATTTACCTTTTAATCCTACTGTAACTTCAACAGGACAAACTACAACTTTATATAATGGAACAAGTACAAGACGTAGTGTACAAAATTTTGGTTATAAACCAGATTTTGTTTGGTTAAAACGTAGAAATGATGCAAATGGACATAAAATTTATGACCGTATACGAGGTGCTGGTAAAAATTTAAATATTGCTGATAGTGCTGAAGGCACTATTAGTTCACTTGCTGCTTTTAATCCAGATGGTATTTCTCTTACTGGAAGTGATAATGCACATAATAATTCAGCAGGAACTTATGTTGCATGGGCATTTGATGCTGGCGCAGACCAAACAAAGACAGGATTTGGTTGTGTAACTTTTACAGGTTCACGTTCAGGACGTTCTGTAGCAGATGTAGGTTTTTCACCTGATTTTGTTTGGATTAAAAGACGAGATTCTGGACCTACAGAACACGGTCTTTTTGATACAGTTAGAGGTCCGGGAAAATCTTTAAAAAGTAATGCTCAAACTGCTGAACAAACACAAGAAGATAGTTTAACAAGTTTTGATTCTGATGGTTTTTCTTTAGATGATAATGGACAGGCTGGACCAGATGTAAATTATGGCACTAGTGGAAGTTATGTTGCATGGTGTTGGGATGCAGGAGATAGTGCTCCAGTAAGTAATAGTAATGGTACAATTGCATCTACAGTAAAAGCATCTTCAACATATGGATTTAGTATTGTAAGTTTTGCTTCAAGTGGTTCATCAGCTACAGTAGGGCATGGTCTTAGTAGCGCACCAGAACTTATTATAGGAAAAAATAGAGATTCATCGGGTGCTTGGAGTGTTTATTCAGCACCTGTTGGTAATACAAAAAGATTAAAATTAGAAAGCACTGATGCTGAACAAACATCAGGAGTATGGGGTAATACAACTCCAACATCAACTGTTTTTACACAAAATCTAACAAGCACAACAAATAACATGATTTGTTATTGTTTTCATAGCGTATCAGGCTATTCAAAAATAGGTTCATATACAGGTAACGGTTCTGCAACAGGGCCAACTGTAACAACAGGATTTAGACCAGCATGGGTTATGATTAAAAGAATTGATAGTGGTGGCACTGGTAACTGGTTTATTGCTGATAGTACTCGTGATGCTATTGGACTTCAAACTAAAGATTTACAACCAAATAGTACTTCTGCTGAAGTAGATAATGCTGCTTTTTTAGAATTTACTGCCACTGGTTTTCAATTGAAAACAACTGGTACAGCGGTAAATGGTTCTGGTGGTTCATTTTTATATATGGCCTTTGCAGGTGGTATAGATACAATTTCACAAATAAACACAGATGGTGGTCAAACTTCTCGTGTAAAAGCTTCAGATGCAACTGGATTTTCCATAGTTAATCATACAGGGTCAGGAGATGGTAATACAATAGGACATGGTTTAAGTAGTGCTCCTGAAATGGTCTTTCAAAAAAAATTAGATTCAACTGGTGATTGGATTGTAGGAACTACATTAGTAGATGGTTCATATGATTTTTTAAGATTTAATACAACTGCTGCAAAATCAAATTCAGTTGTTTCTGCTCCTACTTCTTCTGTTTTTAGTTCAAATGTTGGTGGAACAAGAACTATGGCTTATTGTTTTGTAAGTACAACAGGTGTATCAAAATTTGGAACATATACTGGCACAGGTGGCAGCAGTGCTGTTACTGTAACAACAGGATTTAAACCAGCTTTTATAATGATTAAACGCACTGATAGCACTGGTGATTGGTATATATTAGACAGCGCAAGATATGCTTCTGATGATAATAACAATGTATTTTTAGAGGCAAATACATCTGATGCTGAAAGCACTGCTTCTACAAATAATGTAGACTTTACTAGCACTGGATTTGTTATAGACAGCACTGGTAATGCTTTTAATGCTAATGGTGGAACATTTTTATATATGGCTTTTGCACAGGGTAAAGACTCTACATTCTTTTATGACGCATCTGGAAATAGTAATAATTTTGATGTTTCTGGTTTACAAAACTATGATGTAGTGCTTGATAATCCAACAAATAATTTTGCTACAATGAACCCTCTTGATGGCAATGGTCCTGATATGAAAGAAGGTAATCTTAAACCATTTGGTGACACTGCTTCATCTGTATTTGAAGGTTTCAAAGGTACATTTCCAATGTCATCAGGTAAGTGGTATTGGGAAATGCACGCTGCTGATGTTAATAATCTTATGCAAGTGGGGATTACTCCTACAATAGCAACAGCAGTTGGGTCATCAACAAATCTTAGTTATCATACTGATGCAATGATTTATAATAATGGTGGCACAAAAGCTATAGGCACAGGTGGACTTGGAGTTTCTCCAGCTACAAAAACAACTACCAGCTATGGAGACAGTTATATAAATGGTGATATTATAGGTGTAGCTCTTGATTTAGATAGTTCAACAACAACACTAGAATTTTATAAAAACAATGTTAGTCAAGGAACAGCTTTTAGTTCTTTAGCAAGTGATGAATATGTAGCATTATTTACAGGCATTGAAAGTAGCTTTGGTATATTTAACTTTGGTCAAGATAGTTCTTTTGCTGGTACAAAAACACCACAAGGTTTTGCAGATGAAAATGGTTTTGGTGATTTTTATTATTCTCCACCTTCAGGGCATTTAGCTTGTTGTACACAAAATTTACCTAGCCCCGGTATTGACCCTGCAAATAGCGAAACCCCATCAGATTATTTTAATACGGTGTTATATGCTGGTAATGGTTCATCTGGTCATGCAATTACAGGAGTAGGATTTCAACCTGATTGGGTTTGGCTTAAAGGACGCAATTACAATGGAGCATCACACGCTTTGAATGATTCAGTTCGTGGTGTAACAAAACGACTAATTTCTGATACCAATGGTTCTGAATCAACAAATGCAGAATTTTTGCAATCTTTTGATTCAGATGGGTTTACAGTTGGTAGCCATGCGGCATACAATTCTGGAAGCCACAACTTTGTATCATGGAACTGGCTGGCTGGCGGCTCTGCATCTAGCAATTCTAATGGCACAATCACTTCATCCGTGTCTGCAAATACTAAAGCAGGGTTTAGTATTGTTAGTTACACTGGTAATGCTACGGCTGGTGCGACTGTAGGACATGGTCTTAGCAAAGCTCCTGAAATGTATATAGTTAAATCAAGAAGCTTGGGTACATCATGGGTTACTTATCATAAAGATGCAGCAACTTCACCAGAAGATGGCTATTTAGTATTAAATGGAACTGATGCTTTTTTTGATACAGTAGTCTGGAATGATACTGCACCAACATCTTCTGTATTTAGTCTTGGTGGCACTGGTTATTCCTCAAATAACTCTGGTGCAACTTATATAGCTTATTGCTTTCATAGTATTGATGGTTACAGCAAAGTTGGTGGGTACACGGGCAATGGGTCTACAGACGGCTCGTTTGTTTACACAGGATTTAGACCAGCATGGCTTATGATAAAACGTACTGACAGTTCGGCTGATTGGATTATGTTTGATAATAAAAGAGATGTTGATAATGAAGTTAAAGAATTTTTATATCCTAATTTAAACATTCAAGCAGCTACTGGTTCTGGAGTTTTGGATTTTCTTTCAAACGGTTTTAAATTAAAAAATGCAGGTACATCTAATAGAAATGCATCAGGCGGCAATTACATTTACCTTGCTTTTGCAAAACAACCATTTAAATATGCTAATGCACGTTAGGAGATAATAATAATGCCTTGGAAACATAACGGAAAAATAATTAAAATAGGTAAAGCATGGACTGATGTAAATGGTATACAACATCCATCTAATTGGGGTGTATGGTCTACAGAACAAAAAGTGGATAGAGGTTTAACTTGGGAGGCAGACCCTACTCCTTATAATAGTAAATTTTACTGGGGTAGAGATACAGATGATAATCTTATTCCAAAATCTTTAGATGATGTAGTTAATATTGACCAAGATACTTCTGTAACTGTTACGGATGATTTAGGATTTCCTATATATTCGTATGGTTTAAAAACACAGTTTAAAAATCAAACAAACGAAACTGCAAATAATATGCTTCAACCTACTGATTGGATGATAATTGCAAATACAGAACGTAGTCGTACAATATCTACAAGTGTAACAAACTATCGTGCAGCAGTTGTATCTTGTGCTACACAAATTAAAACTACAATTGATGCTTGTACTTCTATAGGAGAAATTGAAAATTTATTTGTAACAACATCAGTTTCAACTGCACCTATAAATAAATGGCCTAATAGATTAAATAAGGTATAGTTATGGAAATAAGTGCAATGTTGTTTTGGAATATAATTTTAACAATGGTTATTGCTCCTGCATTTTGGGCATTTAGGCAAATGTTTACAGAGGTAAAACGTATACAAATTCTTCTTAATAGAACAAGAGAAGAGTATGCAACAAGAATGGAACTACGAGATGATATGCAACAAGTAATGGCTGCACTTCATAGAGTAGAAGATAAACTAGACAATCTGTTGTCTAAAAAGTAATTTTATTATATAATTAACATAATGTAAAATATTAAGGAAACAACATGGCATCTTCATATACAAGTAGAATACGTCTTGAACAACAAGGTGATGGAGAAAATCCAAACTCTTGGGGTGCAATTCTTAATCAAAACGTCATTAGCTTAGTTGATGACGCTATTGGTGCTTATACAACAATAGGTACTTCAGGCTCACAACTTGTTAATGATACCACTCTTACAACAAATGATGGTGCTGCAGACCAAGCACGTTCTGCAATGCTTGAACTTCAAGGTTTTGTAGTTAGTGCGTCTGCAGCTAATATTGTTCTTCCTGCTCAATCTAAATTTTATTTTGTACATAATAAAGTAGTACAATCTTCTGCTACAGGCACACTTCGTATTATTAATGCAGGAGCAACTGCAACTGGTTTAACAGTTAATACATCTGTAGCTGGTACACCTGCAGGTAACTTTGTCGCTTTTTCTGATGGTGTTAATGTATATGGTATTAATACAAGAGGTTTGTCTTTTGGTGGAGCAGCATTAAAAGATGTTCTTACAAGTATTGGTGAAATTGAAACTACAACAGTTGACCCAGTAACTTCAGTAACATCTACAGATAATACACGTTTTATATCAAATGGAAGCACAGTTAATCCATTTCTTTTAGGATTGTCTTCTACTGATGCTCGTTATGTAAATGTAAGTTCTGGATATACAAATAAAATTGGTTCTTATAATGAATTTAATAGTAGAATTAAAGTTAGTGCAGGTCATTCATTTTCTCCACTTGTAACTGTCGCAGTATCAGATACAAGTATTTTTGCAATAAATTTAGAAATAGGTAATAATTTTGTATTTCAAGTTAGTGCAGATAGTACACTAAGACAACCAGATAATATTAATGTAGGGCAGCAAGGTATTATTTATGCTATTCAAGATGCAACTTCTGGAGGAAAAACATTATCTTTTGCTAGTGATTTTAAATTTAATAATGGCACAATTCCAACATTTACAACTTCAATTAGTGCTGTAGACTTGTTAGCTTATTCTGTACGAAGTGTTGCAGTATCTGCAAGTACAACAACTGCAGTAATTGATATAGCAGCAATTCAAAACATGAAGAGGTAAGGTATGGCTTCTAGTCAAGGAAGGCTTACTAACTTAAAATTTATACCGGGTTTTCATAGAGAGTCAACACAATACTCAGAGACAGGCAAATGGTTTGATGGAAACAGAGTACGTTTTAGAGATGGTAAACCAGAAAATATGCGAGGTTATACTAAAGCTGTAACAGAAAGTTACACTGGTATTGCTCGTGACCTTCTTACATGGTCTGATAATGATACTAAAAAATTTATGGCATTTGGTACAGAAAAATATTTATATGCTGTACAGTCTTCTGAGCTTTATGATGTAACACCTTTTGTTTCTGCTATAACATTAACAAGTGTTATGAATACACAAATAAATTCACCTCTTGTTAGTATTAGTATTACTAATCATGGGGTATCTGTAAATGATAGAATTTTTATTACCTCTGCTACTTCTATTGGTAACAGTGGTATTCTTTTATCTGGTGAATTTTCTGTTGTTGCAGTAGATAGTTTAAATTCATTTACAATATCTGCAACAACTTCTGCTGCAGCTACTTATGCAAACGGTGGCACTGCAGATTTAAAGTTTATTCTTCCTAATGAAAATACTGTTCCTGTTCAAGGCACAGGCTATGGTGCAGGTGTATATAATGCAGGTACAAGCACAACAGGTGGACGTGCATGGAATAGACCTGCTGCCGCTGGTGCAATTACATTTCTTAATGCTCAATGGACATTAGATAATTGGGGAGAAGATTTACTTGCTTGTCGTAGAGGTGGTAGAATATTTGACCTTAATATAGATGCATCTGTTACACCAGAAAGAGCAGTAGTTATTTCTGCATCACCTACAGTAACAAATTATATTAAAGTATCTCCTAATGATAGACATTTAATTGCATTTGGCTCGACAGAATTTGGAACAGGTGATTTTAATCCTATGCTTGTTCGTTGGTCTGACCAAGAAAATTATGACAACTGGACACCTTCTATTTCTAGTACTGCAGGTGAAGTAGTTCTTACTGGTGGTACAGAAATTATGGGAGCTGTTCGTTCTCGTAATGGTATACACATTTGGACAGATGATGCAATGTTTGTTCAGTCTTTTGTAGGCCCACCTTTTATATTTAACTTTCAAAACGTAGGTACTAACTGTGGATTAATTGGACCTCATGCAGCAATAGATGTAGATGGTATTTCTTATTGGATGGGAAATAATAACTTTTATGCATTTGATGGACGTGTAAGAGAATTAGATTGTACTGTTCGTAGACATTTATTTGATAGTTTTAATATGACAAATAAAGATAAAGTATATGCAGGAGTAAACTCTGAGTTTAGAGAAATTATATGGTTGTATCCATCAGAAAATTCTCAAGAACCTGATTCATATATTATATATAATACCTATGAAGACCATTGGGTATTTGGTACGTCTTTTTATAGTACATTTGCTGACCGTAATGTATTTGATAATACTATTGCAACAGGACGTGTATCAGCAACTGCAAATAGATTTGTTTATAATAATGAACCAGATGATATTTATACAGGAGATGGTGTAACTTTATCATCCTTTATTGAATCTGGTTCTTTTGATATTGAAGATGGAGATAAAATATTATTTGTAGATAGAATTATACCTGATTATAAATTTACAAATAATGCTAATATACAATTTTCTATTGATTTTAAAGAATATCCAAATGGTAATACAATTACAAAAGGACCGTTTACAATTAATGGTTCTACTAATAAAATAGATTTACGAGGTAGAGGAAGACAAGCAGAAGTTAGAGTGTCTGCTAATACAGATGGTTCATGGCGTTGGGGTAAAGTGCGTGCTAATATACAACCAGATGGTGGACGGTAATGGCTAACTATCCTAAATTACCTAACTATGCTATGGCAAAAAGTATGGATGCACAAGAAGTATACACAGAGTTACAAAGATACACTGATACATTAACTTTTGAACTTGATATTAGAGATGAAGAAGTAAACTCAAAACCTTCAACAAAAGTATTTAGTGTAGTTACAGTAACAGAAATAGGTAGACCTAATCCCGGTGATATTGCTTTTTCATTGGGCGAAGAAAAGTTTAAAGGATATGTAAGCAGTACAGGATGGGTGAATTTAAATTGATGAACAGACAAGAATACTTTAATTTAATTAATAATAGTACATTTATCAGTAATGTAAATAGTGGAACTACTGTAACTACTGACTATTTTGGTACAAAAACGGTACAAGGTATGGCATATAACCTTGGTTCATTGTATAATAAAAGCAGTAATTTCCAAGCAGATATGACAAAAGCACAGTCAAATTACATGACTCCAAATAAGGTAAATACATAATGGCATATTTTACAAATAGAGAAGCACCACAAAGTGGTCTAGCAAATTTACTAGCTATGCGTGGACGCATGGGTGATACAGAATTAGTACATATGTCTAAACCAGAAATAAATATGCTACGTACAATGGGTAAACTTACATCTAATCCTATGACAGGATTGCCTGAAGCTTTTAATTTAGAAGAAGCAATGAGTGGATTATCTGGTCTTATGAACCAAGATATGTCAGGTAGAGAGGCAATGCAGCAATTAATGAACTATGGACGCAATAAAATAGCCGAATATAACGAACCACCCGTTACTGCCCCTACAATGCCCGTACAAGAGAATATGCCTTTGCCCGGTAGTTTACCCCTAGAAGGTATGGAGATGCCTACTCAGCGGCCTTTAAATCAAGGAAATTTTGAGCAAGCTGGTGGAATTGCAGCACTTGCAGCAGGAAAACGTCCATTTGAAGGAATGTTAGATGTAGATAACAATGGTGGTGACGGAATGTCAGATGATATATTATTTAAAGTAAAAGATGACCCTAAAATTGATAAAGCACTTTTAAGTAGAGATGAATATATATTTCCTGCAGATGTAGTTTCTTTTCTTGGTAATGGGTCATCAGATGCAGGTGCAGAAAAACTAGATAAGTTTATGGGAGATGTTCGTGAAGCAGCAACAGGACAGCGTAAACAAATTAGAGAAATTGACGGAGACAAAAAGTTAAGGGAGTTAGCCTAATGGCAGAAGAATTTAAAACGCCTACTGATTATAAATCAGGATTAGAACAGGTATTAAAAGAAGCTAGTAATATATATCAGCAAAAGAAAGCTGCTGGGTATCCTACTTATACTGGACAACAAATTGCAGGATTTGCTCCTGAAGAACTTGCAGCTATGCAGGGCATATCAAGCCTTGTAGGTGCAGGTCAATCTTACTTTACTCCTGCTGCTCAGATGTTACAAGGTACAGCACGTCAGTTTACTCCTACTGAAGCTGCTACTTATATGTCTCCTTATCAGCAAGCAGTTGTAGATGTTGAAAAACGTGAGGCTGCTCGTGCCTTTCCACAACAAATGCAAAACATTGCATCACAAGCTGCAGGGGCAGGTAGCTTTGGTGGTTCACGTCAGGCTATTCTTGAAGCAGAAGCTATGCGTAATCAAAATCAACTTCTTGCAGATATACAAACTCGTGGTTCTGCTAGAGCATTTGATACTGCACAACGTGCATTTGAATCTCAACTGCAACGTGAACGTCAAGCAGCTAGTGGTCTTACTAGTCTTGGACAGGTTGCACCTCGTCAGGCTCTTGCAGAACTTACTGCATTGTCTGGTATTGGTGAAGCACAACGTGGTATGACCCAAGCAGGACTTGATATTGCTAAACAACAGTTTGAAAGACAGCAACAATATCCTTATGATTTACTTGGTCAGTATCAGTCTACATTATATGGCTATCCATATCAAGCTTTTCAACAATTCCAACCTGTTCGTAAACCTTCTTCTGCACAAAATCTTGCAGGTGTTCTTGGTGCAGTTGGTAAGATTGGTGGTTCATTTGGTTTATTTAAAGAAGGTGGTCATGTTGCTTTCCGTTCTCAGGGTGGATTGTCAGGTATGGTACAAAAATTAGCAAATGGTTCTAGTGTAGGAACTACAACTAATGAAACACCTAGAAAAAAAACTTATAGAGAACAGCTTATGGATGCTGCTCTTGCTTTACAAACAGATTTAGATACTTATAAAACAGAAACAAAATCTGCACAAGAAGAAAAAGCTAAACTTGCTGAAGAGCAAAGAAAAAAACTTATGAAACAAACTTCTCCTACAGAATATGTTTCTGATTTACTAATAGGTTATGCAATGGCAGACCCTGAAGCAGGTACTGGTGCTCAAGTTGCAGCAGCAGCAGAATATGCTGGTGGTATTAAAGATGCTGCTGAACAACAAATTAGACAAATTCAACAAGATTTAGCTGATGGTAAAATTTCTATGGCAGAAGCAAACATTAAAATTAGACAAGCACAAATATCTGGTCTTGCAGATATTGCAGAAATTATGACACCTACAGATTATACTGCAGGTGCTACTAAATATGGTAAGTTTTCTGATTTTGCAAAAGATTTAGGAGTAGCTAGTGTTAAGATTGATGGTTTAATAACTCAAGCAAGGAATAATGTGCTTAAACAAATTGGTGATTCTAATATAACTGAAGAAGCTCAAGAAGAAATGGTTATGGCAGAAATGAGAAGACTTGCTCCTACTTTTAAATCTAGTGGACTTCCTGTTGGTACGTCTGTTAGTCAAAGTGTAGGAGATAATGCATCAATGGATGAATCTGTAGACCGTACACCTGATGTAAAAAATGATACTGCAGGAGATATATTAGACAACGTAGGTAAGTAATAATGGCATTATCTTTTAAATCTAAAACATATAATAATATATCTTCTGAGCTTGCTGGTATTAAAGCTCAAAAAGGTAGTATAACTGCGGCTGATATTAGTGCGGTTGCAAAAGCTAATGAAGTTTCTGTTGAAGATATAAAAGGAGCAGCCCAAGATTATAGAGAAGCTTTTAAACAAGCTAATGAACTTTTTGATAAAACTGGTTTTACAACTGGAAGAGAAGATTTTATAAATTATTTTACTAAAGAACCTAGAATAGGTATTAATGAATATACTCAAAGAAGTGCAAGAGTAATAGCTAGACAAACAGCAAGAGCAGGAAAGTTTTTAGGTCAAGCTTTTTTACCTGATGAAACAATTGATAACTTAGATGAAGCTTATAAACATTTTGTTCCAGAAAGTGCAAGAAAAGAAATACAATTATTTCTTGACCCGGAAACCAATACTGCAGAAGAAATATCTGGGGTAATTGGTTCTTATGCTTTACCTGTAAGTACTATTCTTAATACTGGTAGATTAGTTGCACAAACACCAATGATGGCAGCAAAGTTAAGTAGGCTGTCTAAAAAAGCTAAGACTGCTGCCACTGCAGGTGGATATGGAGTTGGCTATGCTTCTGCTGCTACTCTTATTGAAGACCCACGTATTAGTATTTATGACGAAATAAGTTCTGCTATTTTTGGTAATGAGGAAGCAACTAAAAGATTAGAAGCTTTAGCAAAAAATCCTGAAGATGTAGAAGCTCAAGATTATTTAGAAGCCTTTATTCGTAACCTTTCTATAGAAGGAGCTTTTGGTGCAGGAATACATAGTGCAGGAACTATAGCATCTTCTATAGCTAAAAGTTATAGAACAGGTGTTTTGTCTCCAGTTAAAAATAAAGTTACACAAATAGGAGACACAACTAAAAAAGCTGCACGTCCTTACATTAATAAACTAGACAAAATAACTAAACCTGCAAGACGCAAAACAGCACAGCTTTTTAGTTCTCGTATGGGAACAGATGATTTGTTTTTAGCTTCTTTAATAAAAAGAGAAACAGCAGAAGAGGCTGCAGTTATTCGTGCAGATGCTTTAGCTATTGAACTTGATAAAGCAATTACAGAAAGAGTAAAAAATTTACCAGCATCTTCTAGAGATAAAGCAGAAGAAATAATTCTTCGTGCTTCAAATGATTATTTACAATATAGTGAAGCTGGTCAACAATATATGCAATCTGAATTTCCAGATTTATATCCTATTCTTAAAGAAATGAGAGATAAACTAGATGAGGCTTCAGATGCATTGCCTTATGGGGCAGGTAAATTAAGAGGTATAATAGATAAAAATAAAGGTTTTTATATTAATAGGTCTTATAAAGTTTTTGATAGTCCTTCATATAAAAAAGAACTTTCAAAAAAACTTTTAAACCGTAAAGAAAATCTTTCTAAAGTTAAAGAAATTAATACTAGAGTTGCAAGAGGTGAGCTTAGTTCTGCAGAGGGTAAAGC